TGGGGAACGAACCATCTCTTATCCCTGGACGGAAAAGACCCGGATAGGCACGGGCATGTTCCTCCGATCTAAACGCACCCGGAAAATTGCCAGCAACCTGAAGATGGAAGAACGCTGGACCGTAAAGGAATTCGGGCACGGGGTAACTAATTGGGGTTGGGACACAATGCTGGCCGCCCACTGCCTCGACAACCGAACGGGCATCTGCTCCTTAAAGTTTCAATCTTTAGTCCAGTTTGGACTTACCAGTTACAACACGAACATCGAACCCTATCTTAAAAACTCCAAAGGACCCTACAACCGCATTGCGGAAATTGATTTACGGCAACTTCTTTTCTACGGGGGAATGGATGTCATTATGGAATACTTGCTCGCCATAAAGCAACGGAAAGAGATGGGTTACAAAGAATGATCACACCTATTCGACAAGAAGGTTATGAGCTACTCCACAACGGGGCGATTGCTTTGGCAGAGGTTGAAGCTAATGGCATTCGCATTGATTTACCTTTGCTGGATGCTACCAAGACTCGTTTGGAAAAAGAGATCCGAAAACTCGGCGAGCAGTTGCAAGAAGACAAAGTCTGGCGGCTCTGGCGGCGGGAGTATGGGGAGAAAGCAAAACTAACATCGTATCGCCAACTGTCGGAGATCCTTTATCGCAAGCTCAATTTTACCGTCACGGCACAAACGGAAAGCGGACAGGACTCCGCTAATGACGAAGCTCTGCAAAAGATTGATCACCCGTTTGTAAAAAAGATTTCCCGCTTCTATCGCTACAACAAAGCTCTTGGAACTTTCCTTTCAGGAATTGAAAGGGAGATTGCACCCGACGGACGGTTACACCCCTCTTTCAGTTTGCATACGGCCCGCTCGATGCGTTCCAGTTCGCAAGATCCTAACTTTCAAAACTTCCCCGTCCGGGACAAAGAAATTGCGGAGATTATCCGTTCCCTGTTTATTGCGTCGTCCAAGTGTGTGCTGGTAGAGAACGACTTTAAGGGGATTGAAGTGGCGCTGAGTGCGTCCTACCACAAAGACCCCAACTTCATTTCGTATATCAACACACCCGGAAAGGATATGCACCGGGATATGGCCGCGCAGATCTATTTGCTGAAGCCCGAGCAAGTCTCCAAGGATGCCCGTTACGGGGCGAAGAACAAGTTTGTCTTTCCCCAGTTCTATGGTGATTACTATCTATCTTGTGCCCAGTCCCTCTGGGAGTGGATGGAGAAGGGCAAACTGCTAGGCCCTGACGGAAAGCCTTTGCTAGACCACCTGAAGAAGAAAGGTATCACGGGTCTAGGGGCCTGCGACCCGGAAGAATCTCCGGAGGAAGGAACCTTTGAAGCTCATCTACAAGAGGTCGAAAACGACTTCTGGAATAACCGATTCCGGGTTTACGGGAAATGGAAGCGCAGTTGGTTTGAACTTTATTACGAGCGCGGATATTTCGACATGCTGACCGGTTTCCGCATCACCGGCTTTTACAACCGTAAGCAAGTCTGTAACTATCCAATTCAGGGAAGCGCCTTCCACTGCCTCTTGTGGTGTCTTATTCGCATTAACAAACTTCTCCGTAAATACCAAATGCGAAGCAAGGTTGTCGGTCAAATTCATGACAGCTTAATTGGTGATGTGCGGATCCGCGAACTGCGGGACTATTTAGAAATTGTCGAGCAGGTCACCACCGTGGACCTACGGAAGCATTACGACTGGCTAATTGTCCCGCCCGAAATTGAATACGAAATTGCGCCGCCCGGAATCAGCTGGTTTGGCAAGCGGGAAGTCAAGTTTAAGCAAGGGGTGTTCACTCACCCCAACAACCCCAAAAAACATACGGACGATCCTCAACTGTTCTGCGAAGCACTAAAAAACAACTAAACCCATGTCCTACTATAAAAGATTCCGACCTAAAACCCTCAAAGCCGTTGTCGGCCAAGAAGGGGCTCTATCCTCCCTACAACGATTCATGGAAAGCGGGACCGTTCCCCATTTCCTTTTATTCACCGGGCCCAGTGGCTGCGGCAAAACAACCATCGGCCGCATCCTCAAGACCCACCTAAACTGCGGCGATGCCGACTGGCTGGAGATTAACTCTGCCGACTTCAAAGGCATTGATACAATCCGGGACATTCGCCGCAGCATTAACTTGTCACCCATCTCCGGATCGTGCCGCATTTGGTTCATTGACGAAGCCCACAAGCTAACTAACGACGCGCAGAATGCCTTGTTGAAGATTCTGGAGGATACACCCAAGCACGCCTACTTCATGCTGGCGACAACCGATCCACAAAAGCTAATCAAGACAATCCATACCCGGGCCAGCGAAATAAAGTTGCAAGGGTTAGGGGCGCCAGCCCTGCAACGGGTTATTCAGCGCGTGATAGACAAGGAGAAACTCACTGTCACGGAAAAGGTGATTGATGAAATTATTGACGCGGCGGACAACTCCGCGCGTAAAGCCCTGGTCATCCTAGAACAAGTAGGTGCCTTGGAGACGGAAGCTCTGCAACTGGAAGCCATCTCGGCAACGTCCCTGAATAAGGACGCGGCCATCACGTTAGCACGGGCGCTCGTTAATCCCCGCGCCACTTGGAAAGAAGTGGCTCCGCTCCTCCGCGAACTCAAAGACGAGCCCGAAGGCATTCGTTATTTAGTGCTGGGTTATTGCCGCAGCATCTTACTCAGTGGCGGACCGCTATCCGCGAGGGCTTACATGATCATAGACATCTTTTCCAAAAACTTTTATGACAGCAAGGCGGCAGGGCTTGCGGCAGCGTGCTATGAAGTAGTCACCGTATCGTAGAAAACCAAACATATGACCAAAGAACAATACCAAGTAATCAACTTCATGAACCTGTTTAAGCAACAGGTATTTCTGAAACCCACAGTCCCTTCCGAAGAAGTCCGGCACCTGCGAGCCCGACTAATTCTGGAAGAGGCTATGGAGACAATCCACGCCCTGGGTTTCTTTGTAAACAAGGACCGGGAATTGGAAAGTTCCGGAGATCCAAGTCTGTTGCAAATTGCCGACGGGTTGGCCGATCTACATTATGTGGGTTACTGCGGGACCGGCGCCGCCTGCGGAATTGACATGGACCCGGTGTTCGCCGAAGTGCATCGTTCCAATATGAGCAAGATGTGGTCGGAGAGGGACCTGAAACAACAAAAGACCCTTTACCCGACGGGCGTCGTAGAAAAATACGGTGACGGTCTTTACCGCATCTTGGTGGATGGGAAAGTAATCAAGTCACCCTCTTACTCCCCGGCTGATATTAAGGGTGTGCTCGCTATTCAAATGGAATCCCGCAAGCCAAGATAATAGTATCGTGGAAAACATTGACATTGACCCTGACATCGTAAAAATCGATCAACTGGCCCTGGATAAAGAATGTGTAAGACTGCCGGAAGATTATTTGAAATATGCCCTGCTTTCGGCGGACCTAAAACAAGAAGTGGATAACCGCAAGTCTCGGCTGGAAATGACCGAAGCGGAACTGGCCCGGCACATTCGAAACACTCCGGGTAAATTCGGAATCGAAAAGGTTACAGAAACTGCCATCAAAGAAGTTATCCAAACTTCTGAGCAATACCAAAAGGCCCTTGTGCGGCTAAATAACGCCAAGCACACCTACGAACGAGCACAAGCCACCGTCTGGGCCCTGGAGCATAAAAAGCGTTCAATAACTTTGCTGGTGGACCTGCACGGGATGGGTTACTTTTCTAGCCCTCGCTTAAACCCATTAGGGAAGAAAGCTGTTGAGCAGATGACTAAAGATAGTGTCCGGCCCCGCCGGCGGACAATGGAAGAATAAAAATGAACATCCTCTGGGCAGTCCTAATAATAGTGTTCGCCATTGGCTACCTGCCCGTGATGGTTTTTTTGATCATAAAGTTTGGGGCCGCGGCCTATTTCCGCGAAAAACAAAAACAACAAAACAACAAAGAGAAAAACAATGAGCCGATCCAATAAAGAAGAACGGTCTAACAAGAAGATGAAATACGCTTCCGCACGAGTCCGAGCCGAGAAGAAGCAACGGGAGGCTTCGTTCTCCGCTACCTACCTGAAACTCCCGTCGGGCTTGAAGATGTTCAAAGCCAAAGAGGGCACCATGACAATCGACATCCTGTCATTTCGGGCAGGCGAAGGTAATCCATGTGCCGAACCGGGTCTGTTGCACTACGAACGGACCTACCACATGCACGCGCGGGTCGGCGGGGACGGCGGCAGTCCTTACTTGTGTCCGCGCCTCACCAGCAAGTCGCCCTGCCCGATTTGTGAATACCGGCAGAACTTGCTCAAGAAGTCGGATCCGGATGACGAGAAGATGATCAAGGACCTGGCGCCGAAAGAGCGCCAACTGTTCAACGTAATCAATCTCAAAGAGCCCGACAAAGGTGTTCAGCTTTGGGATTTCTCCTATCACTTGTTTGGTAAGTTGCTTGATGCCCGGATCCGCAACTCGGACGAAGACGACGGTTGGGATCAATTCGCTTCCCTCACGGGCGGCCTTACCCTCAAGGTCACCTTCAAGGAGAAGTCCTTTGGTGGTCGCACCTTTGTGGAAGCGGAAACAATTGACTTCAAGCCCCGCGAAAACGACTACGACGACGACAAGCTGGAAGAAGTCCACTGTTTGGATGAACTGTTGTTGGAGCCCGATTACGATGAGCTGAAAGAAGCCTTCCTGGAGGCAGCACCGTCCAAGCCCAAAAAGGCTAAGGACGAGGAAGAGGATGATGAAGAGGAAGAAGCTCCTGCTCCCAAAAAGAAATCCAAGCCTCCAGAGGAAGAAGAAGAGGAAGAAGAGGAAGAGGAAGAGGACGACGAGGAGCTTGCTCCTAAGAAAAAGTCCAAACCGGCGCCAGAAGAGGACGACGAAGACGAGGATGAAGACGAGGAACCATCCGCTAAGGGTAAGAAGCCGGGCAAAAAAGACTGGTCTGACTTCGACGAGGAGGACGACGAGGAAGAAGCCCCGGCCAAAAAGAAATCCAAGCCTCCAGAGGACGACGAGGACGAGGACGAGGATGAAGAGCCGTCACACAAGAAGAAATCCAAGCCACCCGTAGAGGACGAGGATGAAGACGAGGATGAAGACGAGGAGCCTGCTCCTAAGAAACGTAAATCCCGGGCCAAGGTAAAGCCCGAGCCAGAGGAGGACGACGAAGAGCCGGCGCGAGTCAAGTCCAAGAAGCCGGCGGACGACGAAGACGAAGACGAAGACGAAGACGAGGAAGAATAGGCAATGAGCACTGACCTCAAGCCTATTAAGAAACAGGTCAGTTTGGAGGGTGCTGTCTCTACTGGCAGCACCCTCCTTAACCTAGCCTGTTCCGATCTCCCTTATCATGGATATGCCAAAGGCGGCTATTACTATTTGGTCGGGGACAGTGCGTCGGGCAAGACATGGCTTTCCTTAACTTGCTTCGCAGAGTCTTGTATCAATGAACACTTCAAGGACTACCGTCTCATTTTTGACGACGTTGAAGGCGGCGCCATGATGGACGTGGAAAAGTATTTCGGCAAAGAGGTAGGTGGTCGCATGGAGGCACCCCGCTACGATGCTAAGAAACAACCCATTGCCAGCGATACGGTAGAATCATTCTACTACAATTTATTTGATATTATTGATCAGGGTAAACCCTTCATCTATGTGTTGGACTCGCAGGACGCCCTAACTTCAGAAGCTTCCGACAAGAAGTTTCGCAAGCAAAAGGTGGCCAGCGAAAACAATAAAGAGGCCGCCGGATCCTACGGAGACGGCAAAGCCAAATATCACAGCGAACACTTGCGCCTAGCTTTAGCCGGCATTCGCAAGCTCCGGAGCATCCTCATCATTATTGGGCAGACCCGGGATAACATAGGCTTCGGCTTCGAAAAGAAGACGCGAGCTGGGGGAAGGTCGTTGCGCTTCTATGCCGACCTGGAAATCTGGACCAGTGTGTTCGGGAAGATCCAGCGGGATGTGCGGGGGAAGAAACGCACTATTGGAAACAAGTGCATTGCAGAAGTTAAGAAGAACCGCGTTACCGGGAAGATTGGCAAGGACCGATCCGTGCTCATTCCCATCTATTACGAACTGGGGATTGATGACGTCGGGTCTTGCGTGGACTACCTGGTCGGGGAAAAGCACTGGAAGAAAAACAACGGGGTAATCACTGCTCCCGAAATGGACTTCCAGGGCAAGCGCCCGGAGTTAATTACTTACATCGAAGAGCATAACAAAGAGCGCAAACTGCGCCGTATTACCGGGGAAGTCTGGAGGAAGATTGAAGCCGAGTGCATCGTGGAACGTAAGAAAAGATATGTGTAAAACTGCTATGAAACGCAAAGTGATCCAAGTCATGTCCGTATTGGATTCCGTAGGGGGGAAGTATCTTGTCATTGCTGTCTGTGACGACGGCACCCTTTGGCAGATGGGTGGACTCTACGAGGGTAAAATGGAATGGACTCAAATCCCAGCACCTCCGGAAACATGAGTCCCGCGCCCTTCCCCCAAGCCAACACTTTATTTGGCCCGCCGCAAGGAATGACTAGCGCCCAGGTGCAATCCATCGGGGCGCTAGTCCTGCCAATTAAGGGCGGCAGTTTAGATGGGTCGCACTCTGTCACCGTAGCCTGGAAGCCCGATCCAATCGATATCGAGCGATTGCGTAACGGGGGATTGATCTATCTGCATTGTATTGGCGGACTCTTGCCCCCACTTCTTGTCCACGGAACTAGATCATATTAAGGAGCGATGAAGCACAAAGCCGAACAGTTTGGTTTGTTCTCCGATGAGCAGCTTAACAATGCGGCAGCTAAACAGACTTGGAAGAAGCGGGAAGTTGACCGACTGCTTGAATTGTATTTAGCCGGGGCGGACTTGGGGAGAATCGGGGCGTCATTGCAACGCAACCGCAAAGCCGTAGTTCGAAAGCTACAGGAGTATATTTACAACGAGCGGGACCGTGTCACAAACTACTCTCCCCGGCAACGGACTTCCCGATCCGGGAAGCGCCTAACCGAAAACGAACGGCAGATTATTACCGAATGCCGGAAGAAAAAAGTTCCGGATGAAAAGATTGCGGACCTGCTCTGCCGAAACATAGCGGACTTAGGATCCGAAGAAACCCCGTTGGCGAAAGCCCACGCCAAGAGCAAGACCCCGTTCACGAACACCTTAAACTTGATTCTGGCTCATCGTTATATTTACCATGTCTATAAGACGCCCGTGATTTCCGATAAAACTTACGATGCCCTGAAAGCCGAGGAAATGGAATACGGTCCGCAGACCACCGAATGGATGGATACTCCGCGGCATGTCCCCACTCACATTAAAACCCTCGCCCTGTATTTATGCGAACAACACAAATGGGAGAAGATACATAAATGATAACTGAAGCTAAATTTCGAGATCTCAAAAACGCGCATGAGTCCGCTAAGACCGAAGCCGAGCGGGCCGAAGGCGCTTTAATCCAGCTGATGTCCCAACTGAAGTCGGAATTTGAGTGCGATACCTTAGAAGAAGCCCAAGAGAAACTTCGCAAGCTCCAGAAGCAGCAAGCCCGGGAAGAAAAGGAACTGGAGGCGGCCATTGCCGAATACGAGGAAAAGTGGATCAAATAAAAGTTAAAAACAAATTTAACGTAACAGTTACGTTCACGCTTGTGACTTTAGTCTTAACCATCTGTATCTTATTTCTGTTTTCATCAGTATGATTGCCACAATCTGTTATCATCGATGGGGCCCTCGCCAATGATTGATTGGAACCAAGAAGCTCGCATCGTCGGGAGTTTAGTCACCCGGCGGGACGCCTTAGCCCTAGCCCGGGAACAAGAAGCGGAAGTCTTAAAACAAGCAATCAAACGCCGGGATGCTGCCCTAGAAGCGCAAGAAGTCCTGCAACTACTCGCTCAGGCCGTGCAACAGAAAGCCCACAAACGTATTTGTCATGTGGTGAGTTCCTGCTTATCCGCCGTATTTGACGATCCCTATTCCTTCCATATTGAATTTGAACGCAAGCGCGGCCGCACCGAAGCTTCGCTCCGCTTCCGGCGCCGAGGATTAGAAGTGGATCCGCTAACGGCCAGCGGCGGGGGTGTTGTCGACGTTGCTAGTTTTGCCCTGCGTATTGCGTGCCTCGTAATGCACCGACCACGACTCAGCAGGGTTCTGGTGCTTGACGAACCTTTTAGGTTCGTGTCCGCCCAGTATCAGGAGGGTGTTCGCACGATGTTAGAGCAAATTTCCCAGGAGATGAAAGTCCAGATAATCTTTATCACTCACAATCCCGAACTCGCCACCGGGAAGATTATCGAACTCTAGCAGTCGAAAAAAAGCGAAAGGGGGATGACACCCTCCACTCGACGTTTCAGATTGTCATCCCCCAAAAGGTTGTTACTCCGCCAGTCCCGGGAAACTACTAGGTTTCGTCCGTGACTAAGAAACTCCCGCGCAATGACGCAAGGCTTCCGCATAGCTACACGATAACCCCGACCCGCGCAAGCTAAACAGAAGTGTGAACTTTCCATTGAACGACCGGTGGCCGCACAAGGGATGCAAGGTTTAGTTTCACATAGAATCTTCATAACCTTAACACTTTACTAATTTCAAAGAAATGAGCAAGGGGTATTTTACTCGGTAGAAACAAACCACTCATCGTTAATGGTTTACACCACAAAAAAGAAACCGCCGCTAGGCGGGGAAACCTAGCGGCGGTGCGGAGGCAGGCAGTGGGGCAAGGTCTTAGGTTTGCAACCAGTGCATGAACGTGGCGCTGGGATTATTGTTTAGGGCGGCGGAGGCGTTCGTGAACACAAAGTATCCAATCCGATCGGGCGTTAAGAACGTCGTCCGGGCAATCGTGTATAAGGTAATCCAGTTGTAACCATCCACCGAATAGTAATAGATCCGGTTAGTTCCATTATCGGTAATCCGCAGCCAAATCATTGTCGGAATTGCATTCAGGAATTGCTGGGCGGCCGTCGCGGAAATAGTGGTGGAATTGGTCCAGTTACGAGCCACAATACTGAATCCCGAAGCTACGGCATTCGCATTGATCCCGATAGTGGAGATCAAACTGCTGGCATTCGTCTGGAAGCAAAGTCCGTAATCAAAAGAACTGCTCGCAAACAGAATGGGGATTAACGCCGTCGTGATGGTGAACGGTGTGCTGGGGTAGGCTTTTACACGACCCCGGAATTGCACCGCTCCCGTTGCCGCTCCCCCATCAAAAAAGACATAACCTTTGGAACTGGTAATCGCTGCCGAGCCTTGATTGACCCAGGAGAAAGCCGAGTCATCTAACGGGGTGAGCGGCCACACTGGGCCCCAAGCTGCCCAAGCTGCCCCCGTGTCTCGATTAACATAGATGCCGTCATTGGGAAGGAAAATCTTCCCATCTTGTGCCGCTGCCGGACGCGATCCGTAGGCGCTAGTAGGATGACCATTAGGGATAATAGTGGTTTTGAGCAAGGTGTCCACTTGCGTTAGCGTCACCTTTTCGGTAGTGCCCGCACCACTGGTCGTGCTGTCAGCGGGAAAGGTGTGATTTAAGGTTGCGGACGAAGCCGCACCTAATTGATTGGGTGTTTTGTTTGCCATAATTGTTTATTGATAGACCAAGTTATCGCCGACCTGAGTGACTAACGTATCTTCCGCTAGTGTAGTGATGTCGTCTGCGCTCACGTCCCAAGACAAAAGTGTCAGACTAGCGGCCAATGTTCCGGCGCCCGACGTCAGCCAAAAGCCGAGTTGATTGGGAGTTGCCATGTAGAAAGTTCGGGTAGAGGAGAAAGCCACGATAAAATTGATTCCATCTACGGAGTAACTCCAAATCAAGTTCGTTCCGTTATCCCTAACCCGCAACCACAATATCTCCGGCAGTTGGCACTCAAGCCCGGTTTGAACAGCAAAGGTTGTGGTGCTGCCCCAATCCGACCATACCCAGTAGTTGGCGGATCCGATTGCGTTCCAGTTTACCCCCACCGTAGAGAACTTGCCCGTGCCCGAATCCCGCACGAGGATGCCAAAACGATAAGTGTTCTGTCGATACCCCGTTACCCGCATGGCCGCGGTAAGCGTGTAGGGTGTAGATGGGGCGGAGAGCACGCGCAAATGGGCTTCACTGTTTATTTGCCCAATGAGTTTGACGGTGGAACCGACTTGCGCCACCGTCGAGGATCCTTGATTTACCCAAGAGAAAGTGGAATTGTCTGGAGCTATGAAGTTCCACACCGTTCCCCATCTTTCCCAAGCGGCACCTGTATCGCGTAACACCACAGCGTCATTGGTGGGGAAGTAAAGACGCCCGGCTTGGGAGGCTGACGGGGCGGCGAGGTAGGTTCCTTTGAGCGTAGTAACCGGGATAATAGTGGTCTTCTCCAACGTGCTGACTTGCCCGAGCGTCACCTTTTCGGTAGTGCCCGCACTCGCTGTCGGTGTTGTGTCCGCCGCAAAAGTGTGATTAACCGTTGCGACAGAGGCTGCCGTCAGGGCGTTAGGTGTTTTGTTTGCCATACTCTTTAGGTGGTTTCCAGCCAGGACAAGAAAGATGTATAGGCGGAAAGGGTGGTGGAACTGGTTAGGTTGAAGAACCCGACTTGGTTAGGGGTCGCTAGGAACACGGTCCGCGATGCCGTGTAGGCCACGATCCAATTGATGCCGTCGATCGAGTAGCTATAAATGAGGTTCGTTCCCGTATCGTTAATTCGCAGCCACACCAAATCGGGAGGCTGAATGGCGAAGTTGCCCGGGTTAGACGAAAAGGCAGTCGAGTTGGTCCAGTTGGTTACATTGAGAAAGTTACCGGTTCCGATTGGGTTACAGTTTACGCAGATAGAAACAATCTTGCTGGTCCCCGAATCCCGAACCAAAATTCCCGCTGTCCAATAGTTGGTGCTCATTAGATAGACCATACGCATCGCCACCGTAATCGTATAGGGTGTGCCCGGCGCCGTCTTAACCCGCTGCCGCAGAGACGAACTTCCCGCTCCCGGCGCACCGGTCAGGAACACGGTAGATCCGTTAGTGGCAATGGACGAGGATCCTTGATTTACCCAGGAATAGTTGGCGTCGATCACCGGTGTCATTTTCATCAATGATCCCCATACGCCCCAAGCTGCCCCCGTGTCCCGCTGAAGGCACGGATCATCGCTGGGAAGATAAAGCCGTCCTTCTTGCGAAGCAGCAGGCAAAGAACCAATCACACCGGTCAAATTGGTGGCCGGGATAATAGTGGTCTTCAGCAAGGTGTCCACTTGGGTTATTGTTACCTTTTCGGTAGTGCCCGCGCCGGCCGTAGTGCTGTCCGCCGCAAAAGTATGGTTCAGCGTTGCTGCCGCTGCCGCCGTTAATTCGTTTGGTGTTTTCATTTGTTAAACTCGATAGCCCAGTGTTTCGCTGGTTGTTTGCATTACTAGAGCATCGCCACCTTTTGTCCAGAACTCCAGCGCGGTAGCATTGTAGAGCACCGTGTTGCCTGCCGTAATCATCGCCAACGCCTTTGTTTCTGCCGTTCCCGATGGTGGACTGTTACTGATGGAAGAATCACCGCTCACGTCAATCGTGGACGCCGTGATGGCCGGAAAAGAGGCGTAAGCACTGTTGATGACGCCATCTACTGAAGCCTGACTAAGCGCGTTGTCCGACAGGTTCACAGTAAAGTTATCCACAAACGGCCAAACAGCCGGAAGCGTAACGGTCACCAGACTAACACAAGCCCCCGTATCCAACTGGCAGCCAACCGCCCCGGAGCCCGACGCATCCAAGCCGCTCAGGTTAAGAGTAACAAGGGAGGAACAATCGGTCAGATATAAATTTTGGGCGAAGGAATTCAAGCTCAACAAATCCAACGTCACGAGTCCACTGTTGTTTTGAAAGTCAATGTCTCCGTTGACGTATAAGAACGCTGACAAGTTCAACGCCGTAAGCAGAGGATTGATGGTTATTCCTATCCCGGTATCAACATGATCTAGCGCACTTAGATTCAGAGTAGTAAGACTGGAATTGGAGGAGATGTTTAGTTCGCTAACTTCCGTCTGCTCGCTTAAATCCAAGGTTACAATACTAGTTCCGCTAACCGTCAACTTGGGAAGTGTGGGCGATCCCGTGATGGTCAAAGTCCCCAGGTCGGGATTGCTTCCCATAATTAACTCGGTGACGTTAATACAATCGGTTGCCACAATGCTCACCCAAGCTTCGCCCGTAAAGTCATAAGCCCCGACAGGATTGTTAATCGTAGTCGGGGGGTTGATCCCGTCATCCAACACAATGGTGGATAAAATGGGGATTACCACGTTCAACTGCATGACTTGGGAGATGTTCATTTTAGCTTATGTCAATTTCTTCACCCCACACGTCGAACACGGCCACGCGCACATACTTCACTGGGAAGTTGCCATCAGAGTCCCGATCAATAAAGACAAAGGCTTCTTCCGGCACATTCGTCCAACCAATCGCACTGGATGTCTCATCGATGTAAGGTATTGCCACTTCCGGATCAAAGTCCGGATCATCTTCCACCCAGACTTTGAACCGCACCAAATCATCATCGTGCGGGTTGAGCCAGAACACTCTCCAGGTTTGAGTGTCGTCCGAGGAGTCCACGCCCACCAGTTCATAGCCCGCAGTCACGATCGCGTCCGATTCATCGGAGTCCAAATCAGATTCCACCAATTCAGGCAAGACTGGAATGTCATTGTGCAACTCCACGGAAGCTGGCGCCCCATCCGCAATAGGTTCGGAACTTTCCGGATCATCGATTAACGCCTCAACAGTCACCAGCATGTCCCGCACCACATTGCCGTCTGTAAGCGCCTTACCATAATCATAGGTATAAGTAAGAATACCCAACGCCACATCTTCAGTCCGCTTGAGGACGGGCAATAGCGGATCCGCGTTATCGTAAACCTTGACCCGGAAGCCTTCCACATTGAGCACGTCCCACCAGGTGATTGTCCAATCCAAAGCCAGCCAGGGTCCACTGATTTCCAATCCTATAACAAGCCCCACTAGAATGGACTCCTCTTCCCAGGGCCCTTGATAAACATTCACGGCCGCGACTCGGACGTAAATCAATCCGGGACTTACCGTCAACAGCATACTCGGAACTAGCGTCTCCCCGTAAGCTGTCCAGTTGATGTTGTCCGTAGACGTCTCGACAACATACTTAGTTGCGCCGACAGTCGCAAACCAGCTGGCCTGGACTAGGAGTTCTTCGCTTTCTACCCGCGTCAACGTCAAACCCAAGACGGCTCCCGGCACGTCCGGCGTATCCGGAAAAGCAGGAATCTCTAACTCCGGAGTAACCGTGCCATCAAAAGTATAAATTAACGGCTCATCGTTGACACAAGTAATCTTAACCCGTTCATCTCCCTGCGGCTCAATCTTTACGATCCGGGCATATTTGGTGATACTCTCCGCCGTTCCGAACAAGAAGATCATGGGTTCCGTTTTGCCCCCGAGCAAAAAGTCCACATCGTAACCCAGCACGGAATCTATTTCGACTTCAATAATCTTGCTGTCCGAAGTTTGAATCACATCGAACGGGCCAATCACATCGCCCTTTTTATCCCGAAACATAATCTGGCTGCCGTTGGACGTATCAAATATCAACGGCTCCGATACATGAATACGGTAAACGTCCGCTGATCCTCCCGAAGAATCCTCCACGGCGATAACATAGCCGGATTGACCCCAGCGCGGAGTATCGTGGGAAATGGCAACTAGATCTCCGTAAGAAGGCAAGAAGCCTTCCATCCCGGTTTCAAAAGAAATGTTCTCCCGCAAGTAACGATCACAAGCCAACAGAAACAAACCTTCCCGATGAGCATGACTGCGGTCCTGTATCCCGGGGAAACGAACATCCTTAGGGTTGTCGGGTTCATCACTATCTAAGGCACAAAGAACTTGCTCTGCTTTGTAACCCGTCTCGACTTCCGTGTATTCCGCAGAAATGCCGTCGTTCTCTTCCAACTCCCATAAACGAATATCCCAAGTCAACGAACCCTTAACAATGTTATCCGGACCAAACAACGCCACAGGAACGGTAGCCGGTCCATTGCGCTTCATGGTCAGCATGGAGCCATTTACTAGCGGAACGGCCCGACCTACTTTAGCAATCGCCCGCGCCGCTTCCCATACCGCAATGGGATCGCGGAAGATCCAATCAAAATGTTCATCCCGTTCTTCAAAGAGGGCGTCCAACTCATGCAAAGTCTCCCAGTCAAAGAAACGCTCATCGGTAATTCGCGCCCCATACAAACTCCGGAACACATCGACAAAAGCCCAAACAATGGAACGGGATTCGATCTCTTCCTCGTAGAACTCTCCACTACTCGGCTCCCGCACCATTAACTTACGAGTGGCAATCACGTTCAACTGTTTGGCCGTGTTGGTGTTCAAGTTGTTGGTGGCTTTAATCCGCACGGCCAGCAAAGTTACGTTACCATAGTCGGGCACATCACCCACGATGTAAGCCCGCATCCCTTCCCAAGCTAACTTATCAACAAACTTAATATCAAATGTGTTCCACGAGGGTGTAGTTTTGCGCGTGCGGACCTCATAACGCCCTTCCGTAACATCGGCGCCATGTGTCTCCCGGATCGGGGACTGCGTTCCATAAATGGAATAAACGCTCACCAATGTTGTCCAGGGTCCGAGCGGATTGCCGGAATCGTCAATCAAACGCTTTTGCGACTCAAATGTGAGGTCCAATAATTGGATCTGCCCCTTCTTGTTGGTGTAGTAGAGCCCCTGCGGATAAACGATATCGATTTCAATCCGGGTTGTCAGCGTGCCTGCTTGATTAGCAGGGAAAGGACCAACCCAGCCGTCGGGTAGCGGGTAGTCTTCTTCGTTATACCCAAACAACACCTGACCGCCGACTTCCACCGAAGTGTTGACATTCGTAGCAAACAACGTGGGCTGGCTTCCCGGCGGGACGACTTCCGTCTCTACTTCCACAAAGGACGAGGTGGCAGTATCCCCAATCTGAACATCAGAAATGGTAAACTTTCCCTGGCCAATGCAATAGAGTGAATGCTGATATTGGTCATTAGAGATGTAACGGTAAAACGGCCGGGCAGCTAGGGAAGGGTAAATCCGATTTCGACCATAGCACACTTCAATTGGTTCCCCCAAACGAATAGCATTAGTCTGGCCTTTAACAGAGAAAACCGGATCTGAAGCCGCCTGTTCCCCGGGTGTGGTAGGTTGGGAAACAACCGAATAAATTCCTAATCCGATAGAAATTACCGCTGCGATAATGGCGATCCAGGTCGCCGCTTCCCCGACCACGGCTGTAAAATGAACTACGTCGTTCTCTTGAATCTTGTGTGTATGCCACTCCGCCCGCATCTTCGGTGCGCCATTAACCAAGCAAACGGTGGGGACTAAGAACTCGGTAAATCCCGGGTATTCCTTTTCCAGCCACTCCCGAATTGTCCCCCCGGCCGGAACCTGATGCTTCTTCAGTCCGTCTAAAGGCTGGAAGGGATTGGGTGTTTCAATGATGTGCGCCATATGCGTAAAACTCGATCCGCTTGAATCCCCGGCGCCTCAGCTGGGGAAGTGTTTCCGCAACTACAGGAGATTGATAGCTGTGAAGCACCTTGCCCCCGTCCGCATCTGTCCAAATTCCGACATGGTGCAAGGATGACCGTTGAGACATGGCAACAGCACAACCTTCGGTAGGAAAAAGCAAACTTTCCCAGCTCGAGAAACTTTCTTTCAGAATCTGTTTCGTGCTACAAAGCAAACCACTCTCTACAATACCGGGCAACTCCGGCAGCAACGTAGCTTTCTGCTCTAGGTAGAATAAGCGCAACAGGCCCCAACAATCGAGGCCCTCTTTTGTTCGCCCACCAATCAAGTAAGGCAAACCAATATAATGTGTTGACCAGTGTTTCATCCTAGCGCAGGGAATCTTGCTCGCGTGTAAAGTTCTGACGGAAACTTCTTATTCACAACGTCCATAAAAGTTGCTCGTCCAACAACTTGCATCGCCGTTACTTGAATGTCTCGCAGATAAAGGACGAGTGGTGGATTCATCTGCGGCGCCGACAGGTCCGTGCTGAGATAAGGACGATAGATAATTTCCACCGGAACTTTGGTGGAACGTGCCCGGTCTACAAAGTCGGAAGCCACCCGGTTAATGTTATCAATCGCAATGTTCAGACTAACAAACCCTTCTTCGTTTTGGGGCGGGAGCGTGAAATCAAAGTTAGC